TGGTGAAGTACAAGATACATTGACACTACAAAGACTTGAAAAAGGTTCTAATTTTATTATTCGTAGATATGTGGATAAAGCTGGTAATGAAGCTTGCGACACAGTTAGAATAATTATGAAGGAAGCCAAAGATATTGATGTTTCAATTATACACCCTGTAACTGAAATAAATCAAGATAAAGTTGACCAGTATTATGCTAATGGTAATGAATACAATCCAAAGAAACCATTTACTATAAAGATTGCAGATCCAAAATCTGATTCTATTCCTGAACCTATTGGTGTTGGATTTAAGATTGACATTGCATTACCAAGTGTATCTGCAACAGGAGGTCTTGCATCATTGAATGACCTGGTGAAGAATGGTCAGATACCTGTAGATGATAAAGGAAATATCGTTGGAGCCAGTACGAAAGGAATTCCTGTTGACAAATATGTTGAAGAACATTGTACTGCAGAATTCCAGGAAGACTACCATACAAAAGGATTTAACATTCCATTGTATGATGTAAAGTATCAACTCCATCTATGGGTATGGACTACAACTGCTGGCTATGTAAATGATTTCATTGTGGAATATACCTTAAATGACGAGGATGAGGCCTCTGAGGCCGGAACTGTGCAAATGGTTATAGATTGGTTGGCTGATAAGAATGGCGCTGTAAACGCAAGCAATGGCAAGCAATTAGGTACCTCTAGTTATATCACTAAACTATATTCTAAATCTATTGCAAAGCATCGTTGCGATTACAAGGAACAGGTCAAGGGTGAAAAAACCGTAAAGAAGACCGAAACAACTAAAATATTTGGTTATAAGAGACCAAAGAAATAACTGAAAGTTCAAATAAAAACAAAAAACATAAAGGTGCTGCATAGCACCTTTTTTATTTGTAAATTTTATTTTACCAAACAAAACATATACAACATAATCACAATTTAACAAGGAGATAAACTATGTTGAAGAAGAATAGTTTTGTATTGAATAAGAATGACCATTCCACCACATACATGATTACAACTGATACTATTCAGACTCGTAATCGCCGTCAGGTAAGATCCACCCAGGTTAGAAGCCACATCAATACTCGTGTAGCGGAATCGCATCTTATTCCACTCAGTGAAGACGAAGCAATCATTACGATGGCTGCTGAACAAATAATTCGTAATAAGAAGGCTATGACTGCAAAAGAAAAGTCCATTGTTTCTATGGCTCGTTCCATTAAGGAGAATTATCTTTAATATGAATACATGGCGTATTACGAAGTATCGTTGTGACAGTGAAGGTATTCCATACGGTGATACAATTCAGTCACTCTGCTATACAAAGGAACTAATGGAAAGCTACAAAAATCCAAAGTTCGTTGTACAGATTGAAGAAGAAGTTGAATTGAATGTATGGAAAGTAATCTGGACTAGAGGTGAATATGAGAGCGACAGGTAATAAGGTATTTCTTGAACAAGAAGAATATAAATCTTCTAGTGGAATTATAACACCACTTAAAGATCAAGGTATGGCCGTATTTAAGGTTGCTGCGGTTGGTCCTGGTGAATGGAATGTATTTACCGGTGAACTAATACCACCATCTGTAAAGGTTGGTGATAGAGTAATTGCCGATATTGTTACATCACCTGAAATTACCATTTTAAAGGGTATTAAGAAGACCAAGTATCGTATAATTCCTGATAGCCAAATTATAATGATTCTTGATTCAGATGAAGTTGTCCAGTAAGGAGTATCCATGAAATTATTAGATGACAAGATGTTGTTGAAAAGTCTAATGGATAGGACTGCTGGTGGCTTATATATTCCTGGTATGGTAAATATTGCTTATTCTCTATTTGAAATAGTTGACATTGGCGAAGGACACTATGATAAGCGAATTGGTAGAACAAAACCACTTCCTTATGGTTTAAAAGTTGGTGATAGAGTCCTAGTTAATGTTGGTGTATGTAAAGCCGTTAAAATCAATGGCGAAAAATACTATACTTGTCCAAATGCTGAAGAAGCAATATTGATACTAGATGATGACGAAAAGATAGTCTAATTGTATTGGAGAAAATAGAATATGACAAAGAAAATAGCGGCTATAACAATAAGTTTATTTGTACTATATTCTTATTTTCTCTGTGCAGTTGGTTTATTTGGTGAAACCGTACAGAACTATTCCTTATTTTATGGCTTAATTGCTTTAAAATATGGTTTAGTTCTTATTGGTTTTGCTGCTGTTATATTCTTACCATATAGAATACATAAAGCATTACTTCAACGTGCAGAAGAAAAATATCAGCGTGAATCTAATAAAAAGATTATGGATGCAGCTGAAAGAGAAAAACAAAAACAAGCACAAATATTACAAGAATACATTAAACAAGAGGATGCAATTTAAAATGGCACAGACTTTAGAAGAAGAAGTCAATACACCTTCACACTACCGTTCACATGAAAGTGGTATTGAAGCAATAGATATTACAAGATACCTTATTGGTGATTTATCAAATGCTTGGAAATATGCCATGCGTTATGAAGATAAAAATACACCAAAGAAGGACATTCTTAAACTTTGCTGGTATCTAAATGATTTCCATACAAATTTCATTGATGATAATAATGAATGTATAGTTAATCTCAGTGTTTCAGATGATGTGCAGAAAAGAATGTTGAAGGTAATTGAAACGGAACCAGTATATGTAATTAAGCAAGCATTTATTCAGATACTAAATGTAATTCGTGAAAATGGTTTGCTAGTTCCTGCTGATTGGTTTACTACAATTGACAATTTAAAAGCATACGCAGAAACTTTAAATTAAATTCAAATATTGACAATAATTCAAATATTGTTATTATTTGTAAATAAAATTTTACAATTAAATCTCTTTATGAGAAGGAAACATAAAAATGGATAAACTGACTATTACAAGTACAAAGATTCTCCCTATTGAAAATGGCATTGGTGGTTGTGTTGCTATTGCACAAATGACCCTTAATGATGCTTTTAAGTTGACGGGTATTAAACTCATTGAAAAGGATGGCAAGCGTAATGTTGTATATCCTCGTAATATGAGCAACAAGCAGAAGAAATCCTATTTCTTCCCTGTCAACAAGGAAACTGCAGCATTTATCAATGACAGACTTTGGGCTGACTACGATAATACTGAAACAACAAAGTAAGGAATATATGAGAAGGAAGAAACCATTGATTTCGCCTGCTCTCATTCCATCCAAAAAGAAGGAGATGCTTAAGATTATAAATGACCCCAACAAAATGAAGGAGGTCATGAATTTAGTCAAAGCATCTTCTAATCTTTTTGATAAAACTAAAACAATGAAAGCAACTACAATTCTAGATTGGCAGGAAAGATGTATTTCTATTTTACCTGAAGATATGGAAAATAAAGATGCCTTCATTGAAGCATTTAAAAACTTCATTGATACATACGGAGATAATAAAACTAATGAACATTCCGATGAATGATAAAAGCGTAACTTCAAATGAACTCGTTAGAACTATAATATGTTCTGTATTAGAAGATGTTCAAAATAACTTTGATGATTATGCAGAGGTTTATATAAAAGACTTCGGCGATTATACTGAAACTGAGAAACTTTCAATAGAACAATGGAAATTCAAGATTTTCAAAAAACTAAATGAATTTTTAAAGAGAGACGAGTTAATTACAAATGATTAAGTTTGAAATTGGAAAAACATATAAAGACAACCAACGGATTTGATTATACATTTCTCGGTGTGAATGAAAATGATATTGGTTCCTTTAAATTTCGTAATGTGATACGAAAATACAAACTATTGATGTTTGCTGGTGTGCAAACGGCCGTAAATATGAATGGTCCTCTAATATACAGTGGTAAAAAAGACTTATATGACGAGGAAATTGATGGTATCATGTTAGAAAAAGTAGTTTTATTAAATAAAAATGGAGAATCTTATGTCAATGTATTTAAAAGACACCAAGAAGAAAAAGTCTGTTCCTAATAAGAAAGAACCTAAACGTCCAATTAAACCGATTAAAAAGGTTGATGCACCAAATGAAAATACTCCTTTGACGAATGAACAAATGGAAGCATTGCAAGATGGTGATAATGCTGCTATGGCTCAGCAACAAATCAATCCTATGGTTATTCCTGATTTCTTTAACAACATTCGTAATAACTACTATGTTGCTAATAAAATCATTTGGTTGGCCGGTTTCATTGAATGGAATATCGTAATGGAAGTTATGCGTAGACTTAATTTCTATGATGATGGTTCTAAAGACCCAATTACACTGTATATCGCTTCTCCTGGTGGTGAATGTGATGCTGGCTGGGCACTAATTGATATGATTGACAAAATCAAGAAACATGGTGTAGAAGTTAGAACGGTATGTGCTGGAAGTTGTTCTTCTATGGCTGCATTAATTCTATCTGCAGGCACCAAGGGTTCTCGTTATGCCTTCCCATCTTCTAGAATTATGATTCACCAAGCGGGTATTGAATTGACTGGTGGTAAACTTGATGATATTGCAAATACTACAAAGGAATTGCAATATTGGACTGATATTTCTGCAAAATATCTTTCCAAAATCACGAAGAGACCAGTTAAGGAAATTGAAAAAGAACTTTGTTATGATAACTATATGTCTGCCAATGAAGCAAAGAAATTTGGTATCATTGATAAAGTAGATGTATTTATGGCTTAATAATGATTTCTTTAGATGAGATAAAAGAAAAATTAATTGCTAGATATAACCTACAAGATTCTTCTTGTGGGTTTTCTGGCAGTGATTCTCAATTAACTGAATTTGACCAAATGTTACGAAAATATCCAGAAAAGGTCGCAGAGATTGAAGAACAGATTGGTAAAGGTGAAGATTTTCGCAGTTATTTCGTTGATAAGAATTCAGTTAAAGAACTCTTAAAATTGCATGAAGAAGATGTTGACACATTTTATCGTATTTTGCGAAAAGAAGAATTGTTTATAAATACTTGTCTTAAAACATTTGGATTGGATAATATAATTATTTCATTAAATCCTGATACTTTGCTTGAAAATTTTACTGATGATTATGATGACGAAGATGAAGATTTATAAATAATAAACATTATGGAATATAGTACAATGAATTTTCGTGATTTTATTAATCAAGGACAACCTCAAAAACTGGTTGAATCTGTTGAAGAAGAACCTGAATTGGAAGAAACAGTTGAACCAGAAGAAGAGCCTGAAGAAGAGGAAGAAATGTATCAGGAACCAATTAATAGAAGAGTGAATAGCGTTCCGCAATATGAAGAACCGGAAGATGATTACTATGAAGAAAATGAATATTATGAAGAACCTGTTCCACAAAGAAGACCTGTAAGACAAGTACCTAGACAAATGTCTAGACCACAATATAGGCCAACACCAAGACCTGTTACTCGCCCAGTTCAAAGACCTATGGCTAGACCTGGATATGCGATGCCAGAAGAACAATTTAGAAGACCTATCAATATTACTAAAAACCAATTAAAAGAAACTACAATTGAAGGTACTGCTAATTCGCTTACTGAAGCAATTAAAAGAAAAGTTGATACTGTATTCTATCGCTTTGGTATTCAAGGTTTGGAAAAATTGGATGAAAAGATTCTTGATACGATTGAAGAACTACAATATCCTGAACAAAAACAAGTCAAGAGGCCTGCAAGAGATATGAGAAGAGTTCCACAAAGAAAACAGTTCAAAAAACCAAAACCAATGCAACTAGAAGATATTACTCCAGTTCCAACATATGAACCTGAACCGGAAGAAATCTTTGAACCACAAGATCCAGTTCCTGAAGAAATCTACACCGAAAACTTAGAGCCGGAACCAATTGAACAAGATGAAGAAATTATGGAAGAAACTGTAGAAGAACCTGTTGTTCAGGAACCTGCACCAAAGCCAGTTAAGGCAAGTCCAAAACCATCATTTATGAAACCACAACAGCCATTGACAACTAATGTTAAGACTGAAGAACTTGGTGATGATGAAGATGATTTGATTTCTGCAGCTTTACACATGGATTTCAATGAAAAACTTGAAGAAGAAAAACACGAAGCGGTGACAGACGATGAAATGTGGAATACCGTTGAAGCAATATTGGAATCGCAACCTTCACAGGAATTGGTACATGAACCACAGGGAACGTCAGTATTGCCAGTTCAACCACAACCAATAAATGACACCACTGTTTCAGAAAATGACCAGGAAACGCAAGTAAATGAAAGCACTGACGAGATAGTTGAACCACCAAAACCAAAACGTAAAAGAAAATCTAAAACTACAGATGATGTAGAGGAACCTGAAAACTAATGAAGAAAAGAAAAAACTACAACGAAAAACCTGAAAAAACAAATAATTCTGAAATTATTGTTGAAGGTACTGTAATAGAAGCATTTCCTAATGCTATGTTTGATGTTGAACTAGATAATGGAAATGTTGCTAAATGTACAATCTGCGGTAAGATTAGGAAAAATAACATTCGTATCTTACTAGGTGACCGTGTACAAATTGGCTTAGGAATATATGACTTATCAAAAGGTAGAATCCTATATAGATTAAATAATAACAAAAAATAAGGTTGAAAGATGGAAATTCCAAAGTATAAAAATAATAAACGATTGTCTTGGGATGAGATTTGTCAAGATTTTCCTGAAGTAGCAAACCAAATAGCACAGGAAAATACTTGGGCTCAATTTGAACGAAAACCTGATTTTTATGAAGTAGATAGCAAAACTATGCAGTGGATTCCTGAAAAAGTTCGTGAACGGTCAAGAAGACGAAAGAATTGACACTATAATTTTGACTAAATAATATAAAGGACCTATAAAGGTCCTTTTTTTTATAAATACTATATAAAAATTATTGAGGATTTGTATATGGATTTATTAGAAGCTAGACATATATTACATAAAAATGGCTATAAAATGGTTGATGAAGCCTATAACTATTTGTATGAGGCTGATGAAGAAGACGATTTTGAAGCATCTGATGAAACACAAGAAACTGCTGAAAAACAACAAGCAGATGGTGATATGTCAGTTCAATTGAAACATATATTAGATAGACTTCGTGGAATTAATAACTATGAACAATATGTGTCTGCACTTAAAGGAATGAAACCAATTCAGGTTCAATTATTGCAAGATTTGATTGGTGATGGTGAATTTGCAAAAGAAGTAAAAGTTCAGAAAGGTAATTTGTCAGTAAAATTACTCCATCCAACACAACAAGAAATTGATGTAAATAATTCTCTTTACTATCCATTGAATAAGAATCCTAATGGTCCTCCATCCATTGTTGATATTCTAACTGGTGGTCAGCCATTTACTATCAATAAGTCTCCAATTATTGTATATAAGCATGAAGGTAAGTACTACATTATTGACGGCCACCACAGATGGTCACAGATATTCTTATTAAATCCAAATGCCAAAATGAACATTATATTGTTCTCTACACCTAAAGGAACCGATGAAACACCTGTAGATATGCTTAGAGACTTCCAATTGGTCATTAAGGCAGTCACTGGAAAAGTTAAAATTAGTGATGCTAATTCAAAATACAATGTATATAAGATGTCTGATGATGCCATTAAGAATTATGTTATAGATGTTATGACTGATGATGCTCTAAAACTATGGCAGTCTTATAAAGGCCAAGAAAAAGCAACTAAAGAAACTGTAGCAGATTACATTGTTAAAAATGCAGTCCGACTAAAGAAAAACAATGGACCTGCTGAAGGTGCTCCACGTAGAAATGTAATGCCCCAGACTGACACAAAAACTATTGAAGTTGCAGCCAAGGGTATGATAGATGTGTAATTAACACAGATATTTAAATGTTTAATGGTTCCTGAATTAACAGGAACCATTTTTTCTATAAATAGTATATGGAATTGTTTGAAGCATTCAAAATATTGACAGGTAATGGCTATCTAATTGAAAGTACCAATAAAGGCGATTTCGTTAGTGGTGAACGTGGTGGTGAAGAATTTATAGGATTATCCAATGACTACTCCAAAGATGAAGCCATATACTATTTTGCAAGTGCAATAATTGGAAATAAAGCCAAAAATAAAGACTATGTAGTAGATTGGTGGAACTATATGTGTCCTAAATCTGTCAAGAAACGATTTGAAATGGTATATAATAAGTTTGAATCATTTAAATCCGGTAATGCTATAAATTTATATAGAGGAATCGTAATTCCTGAAGACGAAAAACCAGATTTAGAAAAACCTGGTGTATGCTGGTCATTCACTGTACAAGGTGCAAAGAATTTCTTGGAAAGAATTTGGGATGATATGGTTCAGAAACATTTGACTTATGGTCAGACCAAATACCTAATGCAAGGAACAACTACACTAGATAATTGTGATTTTCCTTATAGTTTATGGCTTGCTGGTAGATTTGAAAGAAAAGAATGGGAAGTGAGAATTAAAGATGAAACTAAAGTAAAAATATTAAACTGGAAGGAAGTTGAATAATGGATAGTGAAGTTGAAAATATACAGAAATTATGGAAACGCCTAGAAGAGTGTTTGTCAGATACAAATTCTCAACGAGGTATTCATAGATTGGTCAATAATGCTGAAATGTTATCAGCATACATGGAAGCCAATAACATTCTTACAGAATCTAGTCAGACTTTATTGGACTTGAAGCATGCAAACAAGAAAATAAATCTATCAACTCATAATAGAACCGTTGATAATGCCATTGTATTCATTATTTTAAAAGGTCTTACTACATTACCAACACAGACTAAAGCATTTAGACTTGGATTGATTGATAAAAATGGTAAACTAATTCGTAAACCAAAAACAGAAGCGGAACATCAAAGTATAAGTAATCTTGATTTATTGTTCTATAAGTTAAGACAATGGTTAGCACCAAGAATACAGTATCTTAGTAGTATAAGCTGGATTAAAGGAACTATGAATGATATTAGAGGTCAAAACTATTTCAGTAATTATGAAAACTTAAGTAGACAATATGCTGTTAGAAAAGTAAATGATGAATTATATAAAATTCTACAACATTAAGGAGTTATTTTTATGGCTTGTCCTAATTGTAGTAATTTAGAGAAAATCTATGGCTTCCATTTGGAAAAGGATGCTTACTATATGACACAAGTTGATGAAATTAAAAAATGTTGTCCGTCTAAAGTTTATGTAACTGAGATTAGTAGTACTGATGTATTTTTTACTTGTGAAGGTAAAAACTTTAAAATGAATAAAAAAGAATTCTATAAAAGTTCATGGAGACTGTACGATAGTTTTTAAAAGTAATAAATATATTAGAGGTTAGATTATGAGAATTAATTATATAGACAAAGACGATATTACAAAACAGGAATTTGAAGCCTATGTATTGGTTCAAATGTCTGGTCAATATAATATGATTATGGATGCTAGAGATGCTATGGATGATGCCGGACTAGACCAAGATACTTATTTTTCTATTATAAAAAATTATGGATATCTTAAGAATAAATTTGGTAAAAGTATGAACTTAGAAGAAGCTAAACAGATTTTGAATAAAAATGGCTATCTATTAGAAGATATAAATGATGTAATAAACCATAATGCTTATGGTGATGGAAATGTTTATGGCAACCTAAATAAAGATTACAAGCAAACTTATGATAGGTCTGAATATCATGTCAAAAATTCCAATCGTTTAGGATACGAAGAGTTTTTCGAAGACTATATTAAAAATAACTATGATGTAACTATTGATAATGATAGTACATTTAGATTTTCTGATAAAAACAGCATGAACAAACTTATACAATTCATTGTTAATAATACAAAAGGAAAAATAACTGAAGATGATTTCGTATTAGGCCGAGTAAAATGTACTTGTAATTATTACATATCATATATCGTTAAATTATTGATGGAAAGTGGAGAATTTGACGAAATATATAGTAAATATTGTCATAGAAACGATAGATATGATATAGATTCAAAATCTAATGAAATAAAGAGAATGCTTGCTTTTAGTACTGGTAAGAAAAACACACTTAATCGTTTAAATGACTTGTGTACTAAATTGGCTGATATTATACAGACAAAAATACACAGAAATTGTGAAGTTAATTTCCAACGTGAAACTGATGGTACTATCAATTTTTCAGTTTTTCCAAATAATGGGTTTGATAGAAGCAAATATAAAGGATTACAATCTTCATTGAATAAAATTGCAGATAAATACAATCTATTAGATGAAGATGGATTATTCAATAGTGATGCAGCAACAAACTTGATAAATGATTTCGCTAGAGCCATAGGAGCATAATTATGGATAAACAAATAATTCAAGAAGCAATTAAAACACTTAAAAATTTTGGTTATATAGTTGAAAGAAAAGGTGATTTCTATGAACCATCAAGTAGGCCAGAATTCTTTGACCCTGATTATGGTAAAGAAGAAATTGAATATTCTTATGATGAAGATGAATATTCTACAAAATGTAAAAATGATAAAACAACTGTAGAAAATTATATTGCCGAACATTATCCTAATTTAGATATTGATGTATCTTGTGATTATGACCTTGATAATGAGGAAGTCAAATATACACTTGATATGGCATTTAAGTTTGAAAATCCTCCAACACTAGAAGAATGCGATAATTGTGATATTATATCCGAATCATGTGTTGAACTTGATATGAAAGTACCTTGGGATGATGGTTCTTGGAATGTAATCGCTTACGATGCTAATGGTAAAAAAATAGAAGATGTTACCAAATATTTTGGTTCACATGCAAAAGAAACTTTACCTGATGATTTTAAAGCCGATTATTATGTAATTCACGAATATTGGATTGGTTCTGAAATAGTACCAGAATATGAACCTGAAGACCCAAGAGAAGAATATCCTGATTGGTAATTATTATGGTTAGACATCAAAAAGGACATAAGAATTCTAAAGGTGAAACTGCTGAATGGGTGATTGTTTCACATAAAGATGGTCACATTATCAGTTCACACAAAACTAAAGCTGAAGCCGAAGAACATCTTAGAGATATACAGAAATTCAAGCACATTGGAGAACATATGAATTTAGAACAAGCAAAAAATATATTGAATGAAGCTGGTTTTAAATACATTGACACTGAAAAAGAACTAAAACGTAAAGAAAAATTTACTAAAGATTTGGCGGAATATAGTAATGCACTAAATGACATAAAGACATCCATTAAAATTACGAAAGAAGGTTTATCACAGACTTTATCCGATGATATGGAAGACTATGTTGTAAATGAAACTAGATTCATTTTGAAAATGGCTAGAAAATTGGTAAAATTACTTGAAAATGACTTGTATAAGACAATAAATGAGGAATAATATGGACTTAGTAGAAGCCAAAAATATATTGAATGAAAATGGTTATCTACTAGAAGATAAAGTAGCAGATGATTATAAATCATTTGATGAATATATGAATGACTTTAAAGAAGAACTATTATTCCAATATATGACACCAGAAATTGGTGAAAGAAAATATAAAAAAATTATTTCAAATGAAAAACTTTTACAAGAAATAAAGGATAACTGGGCAAATGGTGATTATTGCCCATCTGAAATGGTTGAATACATTTTGGATAATAATTTACTTGAAGAAGACTTTACTATTGGTGTTGGAGCACCATTGGGCGCTGACCAAGGTATTCCTCATTCAATGGATTGTTGTGCTGTTCCTATGATGAGATTAGGTGAACCGGCTCCATATGGAAAAATACAAAAACCTTATCCAGGACATGGACCTCCTCCACCACATAAAAGACATAGACCCATTGGAATATACTTATTAGGTGGTAATACAAATTTACTAAATTATGGTAGGAAAAAGAAAAAGAAAAAGAAGAAAAAATCTAGAAAAAGGAGATAAAAATGGCTTATCATTACGAAACAAATGACGCATATGATCTTGATTGGTCAAATGAAGTCATGGATAAATTAAGTTATAAATTTGAAGATGAAGATATTATAACACATTATGATATAGAATCACATACAGATGGAGAAAGGGCTTATGGTCCTACATATAGAGTATATTATATTGAATTTAGTACTTCCAATTATGACTATGAATTAAAACTAGATGATGAATATAGGCATTGGATTCTATCTAAAGATGGAAACTATATTGCCGAGTTTTATTCTGGTCTAGATTTTGATGATGATACATATACTGTTGATATTGACATTAAAGAATTAAATGATTGGATTATAGAAGAAGTAACAAAATTTGAAGAAAAAGAATTAGTAAATGAAAGGAAAAAAGAATACAAATATAAAGTAAATAAACTAATTGAAGAATTAAATGACGATGATGATATTACATTTGAAGATGAAGTTAAACTTGTAAAATACTTTATGGATAAACTAGATATTTCTATTACAAATATAGAGAATTTAGATTAAATATATAATAGATAAAAAATGGCACTCAATTAAGAGTGCCATTTTCAACAACAACAAAAAATTTTACCAAGAACGATACGGCATAACACATTCTTCCTGACGGCGAGAGAAAGGAAGACGATATTTCGGTTCCGGGTTGGCAAGCCAATCACGAAGCTGGTTAGCAAGCGAAGCCCTAAACTGGGATTTGAACTTCTTGACACACAGCAATTCAACACAACCATCAAAAACCTTTCCACCATAAGTGCGGCACAACTTCTTGTATTCCTTGAGCGAGAGGTTAGTCCTATGTGCCATTTCAATCTTCCTATTGTGTTCGCCCCATTTACGGCAAGCTTCCATATGACGATTTTCACGAGTCAAACACTTCTTGTAAAGTGCCATCAGTTCCGGACTAGCATCAACCTCAGCCTTACCATAAACAAGCGTATGTCTATCAGTAATGACATCATAGACAATTCCATACGGAGTGTATTCCCATACATCAGACATAATCTGAAGGTCAACCATTCCATTTTCAACCACCATACCAGCATAGATGGTGATAGTTTCGTTTTCAGAAATGTATTTGGTAATTGCCATAGTGAACCTCTCGGTTAATTGTTGTTGTTTTCTAAGTTTAAATATAGAATTATTTTATACTTATGTCAATAATTTTTATGAAATATTATGTAATTTTTTATAAACATATACATAAAATATATGGCCGAATATTTTGAAAAAACAAGCCGAATAGTAAATGGTTATTGGTATACTTTTGAATACCATAATCAAAAGGAAACTGTACCAGGATATGATAGGTTTCCATTTATATACTGTATAGGACCTTCTACAACCAATCTGAACTGTTTTGTAGGTCTAAATTTACACCATCTTCCATTGACGATTAGAATGGCTTTCCTTGTCAGATTTGATGAACTGTCTCATTTCAGAGAATCTGACATTAGATATGTCTATACAGAAGACTTTATAGTAAAAGATCTAGGTGTTGGTCTTGGAATCAAGAATGCTGTCAGATATTACAATAAGAAGAACATCTTAAATCCATATAGGATATACAATAAAAATGTGCCTCTGTTCGTTGAATATGATGGTGATATTATTATGAAAGACCCAAGCTATATTATGAACAAGTATCTTAGAGATCTTGGCGAAAATAATAAATAGTATATAGTATATAGAGGTTTCTATGGATTTGAATTTTAAGAAAATAATTGCTTGGCTAAAAAGAAATAAGATTGACTATACTATTAAAGACAATAGAATAGTTTTATTTCATGATGCTAATGGCTGTGTAGAATTTGTATTTAATTCTGGTAAAAGTATATACAATGCACCTCGTGGCTGTTTAATGGCAAGTTCGGCGGCTGATGGAAGTGATTTTTATGTTGAAATTGGTGACTGGGGCAAATGGATAAACGAATTTCTTGACTGGGCTAAAGATAGAGGTTATTATGAATATAACCATTATCATTGTGCCCAGTGGGGTACTTGGAAGTTCGGAAACTTCATTTCTATGTCATTCTTTGGTGTTTTTATAAAGAAAATTTTAGCATTAAAAAATGGAGTAAATGAAAGTATGCAGCTAGATGAAGCTAAACATATTTTGAATAAAAATGGATTTATTTTAGAAGACTATAACTTCTATCGTAATCCTTTCAATCAAATGAACAGAAAGCACCAAGAAGAAAAAAAACAAGAACTTGTAAGACTGCGAGCTTCATTCTGTGATAATCCTGACTGTGCTAAAGTCGGAAGCATTACTTCACCTTATAACGGTGATGCCGTTTATGGAAAACAAATGTGGGATGATGGCGTGCCAGTAATGAAATACTGGTATCGTGAAAACAAAACAATCGCAGTCACACTTAAACAGGGTACTCCTTGCATAGTTCTCCTTGATAAAGATGGCGAGTATGCACAAGACGTTTGGGTTAAATACAACCGCGGATGGCTGCGTATAGATGGCGACAGCATTGAAGTTGAATTTTAAATTGAAGCTTTATTTAACCAGGAGCATTATTTGGATTATCAAAAAATATATAATAAGTTAATACAATTAGGTAAAACTGACTATTGGACTAACGAAAAATATTTTGAGAAACATCACATTGTACCTCGTAGCGAAGGTGGTAGTAATAAGAAGGATAACTTAGTTGAACTACCTCCCCGTGCCCATCACTTGGCTCACTTATGCTTAATTAGACTTGGATATTGCTTAAAATACTGCTATTATAATTTCACTATAAAAGAATACTATGATGCTAAAATGCTAGAAAAGAAAAAGAAACATTTACTAATACCTGATGAAGTTGATACTGTTGACGATATTAACGAATTTCGTTATAATGGAGAAGAGTAATGAAATTAGAAGAAGCAAAACAAATACTTAATGATAACGGATATATACTAGAAGATTGGAATGGTCAATTTTCTAACTATTCAGAAATGCTAGACTATATCAAAAGTAAATATGATTGGATTGGTGGAAATAGAACAAAAGTATTCATTTCAAGTGTAACTAATGATATAGCCTTTGAATCTAGTGATGGTAGGTTTTACAATATCAAGTATGAACCTAATACGGGAATTTATAAGTTATATAAGCCAGGTAACACTTTCCGTTTTAATGTATGTAAGGAAACTGAAAATCTTGATGAATTATTATATTATTTAAGAAAGAAAGAATGGTTCTAATATGAAAGTTTCAATAGAATATCGTGTAATAGGAAGCAATAAGAAATATCCTGAAATTTCAGAAAATGTCTATGTTCCAGACGATTGGTCTGATGAACAAATTAAAGAATGGTATGAAGAAAAACACCATAATATCTGTGGTATAGGCATAAAAGTCATAAATATAGAAAAATACGGAGAATAATTTATGAATTTAGCCGAAGCAAAAAGAGTTTTAAATGAATCTGGTTATTTACTGGAAAATAGTAAACCTATTACGGTAGACTATATTAATCAAAAAAATTATATATGTTATTTTGGTAAATTTATTAATGTAACAGGTGATGTTAATTTGGAACGCTTTGAATTTACAAAATTACCAATTAAATTTGGTAAAGTTGGTGGAGATTTTTGTTGCCAGAATAATGTGTTGACTTCATTGGAAGGAGCACCAGAAGAAGTTGGTGGTGATTTTTATTGTTCAGGCAATAAGTTGACATCATTAGATGGTGCACCGAGAGAAGTGGGTGGTAATTTTCAATGCGGTCATAATAAATTAAAAACATTAAAAGGAGCACCTAATAAAGTTGGTGAAGATTTTTGTTGCTGTCATAATCAATTAACTTCTTTAAAATATGCACCAGAAGAAGTTGGTGGTAGTTTTGAATGCTACCTTAATCAATTAACATCATTAGAATATGCTCCAAAGAAAGTAGGTGGTAGTTTTGATTGTGCCAATAATTACTTAGAAGACCTATATGGAGCACCAGAAGAAGTTGGTGGTAGTTTTGATTGTCATGATAATCAATTAACATCATTAAAATATGCTCCAAAGAAAGTTGCTTGGAGTTTTTATTGTCATGAAAATGAACACAAATTCACAGAATATGATGTATTAGAAGTATCTAATGTTAAAGACAGTATACATGTTTAACCATAGGGGTAAAATATGAATTTAAATGAAGCCAAACAGATTTTAAATAAGAATGGTTTTATTCTTGAAGATAGATGGAGTGGTGGTGAAGACCCACTAACTGTTGACGAAATCAATTTAGATAACTATAAAAAATATATTGATAAATATGTTAATGTAACTGGTGATGTAGATTTACGTCTACTAGATTTAACTAAGTTACCTATTAAATTTGGGAAAGTTGGTGGAGATTTTAATTGTTATCAGAATAACTTAACAACATTAGAAGGAGCACCAGAAGAAGTTGGTGGACATTTTAGATGTGAATATAATAATCTAACAACATTAGAGGGAGCACCAAAGAAAGTTGGTGGATATTTTGATTGTAGATATAATAATTTAACAACATTAGAAGGAGCACCAGAAGAAGTTGAGGGATTTTTTGATTGTCATGATAATAACATAACAACATTAGAGGGAGCACCACAGAAAGTAGGTGGTGGTTTTGATTGTAGTGAGAATAACTTAACATCCTTAAAGGGAGCACCAAAGAAAGTTGAGGGTGATTTTTATTGTAGAGATAATAATTTAACAACATTAAAAGGAGCACCAAAGAAAGTTGGTAACTATTTTGATTGTAGTGAGAATAACTTAACAACATTAGAGGGAGCACCAAAGAAAGTTGAGGGATTTTTTAATTGTAGAGATAATAAAAAGAAATTTACTGAAGAAGATGTAAGAGAAGTATCTTATGTAAAAAAAGAAATTTATTGTTAATTTTGACACAAACAATGGAGATAAAATGAATTTGATAGAAGCAAAACAAATTTTAAAAAACGCTGGGTATCTATTTGAAGTAATGGGTAAGACCAATATAGAAGACTTTAACAAAATGAAGACCGATGTTTATAATCTAACTAAAATACCTGGTTCAAATTTTGATTTTATTACTGGAAATAAGAAAGGTTCTGTTGAAGATGAAAGATCTACAATGGAACTTGGATGGGGTGGTAGAACTGGTACCTATACTTATGATACCGGTAGACCTGGTTTCAAAAGATACAGAAAACTATCAAAAGAAGATGTACTTGACCTAATCAAAGAAAAACAAAAAGAAATTGAAGAACTCGGCTACAATGTAGAATTTACTGAGGATGGTGTTAAGATATGGATGCCTAAATCTGAAATAAAGATTGAAGACGAAAGAGATATGACTCTATTTGGTATATTTAATGATGGTGGAAACTGCTGGTCTAGTAGAGATGATGAAAACTGGTACTGGGCAACCTCTGAAGATGAAACTGCTGCTGAATTCCGTGATAGACTTAGAAGAGCTGGTGAACGAATGGCACAAAAGAATTATAGAGAATATGTAAAGAGTTCTTATGGTGTTCGTGTATTCAAAAGTATAGAAGAATTTAAGAAGGCTTGTGAAAAGGTTGGATTACATCCAAATCTATCTGATTACGAGTAAGTTCAACTAAAAATAAAAATTTTCAATTCAGGAATTAATTTTCCTGAATTTTTTATATATACAATCGTGAGGTAGTTTTATGACCGAAATTAAATTCAATACAGTTGAAGAAATAAACGAACAACTGAAACAAGAACTTAGTAAAATATCTTTTACAAACTACAACCAAAATACAGATAAAGATATTGAAAAGGTATTCAAGGATGTGGCTGTAAAATCTGCACCACAGTCGCTAATACTAGAAGATATACAGTTTTTTGAGCATGACTTGAAAATTGAATATCAATGCCAAAATAAACACTATACTATGATTTTAGAGTGTAAATAATGCTATATAATGGCGATTGTTTAGACATATTACCAAAATTGAAAGACCATTCTGTAGATATGGTCTTATGTGATTTACCATACGGAACAACAAAATGTTCTTGGGATATTGTTATTCCATTTGATAGTCTTTGGAAAGAATATAAAAGGATTTGTAAACCAAATGCTGCCATTGTTTTGTTCGGTCAAGAACCATTTTCATCCATGCTTCGTTTGAGTAATCTGTCTGACTACAAATATGATTTATATTGGGAAAAAGAAGCACCAACAAATATTCTACAACTCAAAAAACGATTTGGCAAGAATGTAGAAACTATATCCATATTCTATGAGAAACAGTGCACTTATAATCCACAGAAATATAAGCATAATGGTAAGCCAGTAGTGACTGTTCCTATTTCTAGTATGGGTAAATTGAGTGCAGACAACCAAATTACTCCCGTTGCTTATAAAGACGATGGAACAAGATATCCTAAACAGGTGCTAAAATTTACAAGAGTGGATAAACACCATATTGTTCATCCAACACAAAAGCCAGTTGAATTGTTGGAAATGCTTATAAAATCATTCACAAATGAAGGTGATTTGGTCTTGGATAATTGTATGGGCAGTGGAAGTACAGGAGTAGCCTGTAAAAATTTAAAAAGAGATTTTATTGGTATTGAAAAAGAAGAAAAATATTTCAATATTGCAAAAAATAGAATAGAAACATTACCAGAAATAGATGGATTCTTTGAATAGGATATATTATGAAATTTAGTATTATTTCCATTGAACAAAAATTAAAAGATGTTCCTGATAATATAGATGTTAGATTGACTGTAAGATATGATTATACGGTATATTCTGGTCTTGATATTAACATTATAAAACTGATTGAACAAAACAATCTGACAGCTGTAAATAAGAAAACTATTGACATTGATTTCATTAGTAAGATGAAATTGAAGTTTGAAAAAGAAAAATATACAGGTTTGTGGAATAAAAAATCTGAAAATGAATTTAAATTTAATACTATAATAAATGGTGTGAAGGATGGAACTAAATATCCTTTTCCTGGAGTAAAATTTGTATATACTCCAATAGAAGACCAAAAAACTGAATTAGAAATATATGTGAACAATAAAGCATTAGTAAAAGTAATTAAAGGATTAGTATGATTATAGCAGGACAAGATTTATCTATAACGAGCAGTCGGGGTAGTAATAGAAACATTGGATGATACAACACTTGACATTCTAGATGTTCAATACTATGGGTTTACTTCAAAGAAGAAACTCGAACAGAACCATATAATTTATTACAACAATAAAGATTTTAAATCAGATTATGCCAAATATAACTGGATGAAAGATAAAATATTAGACTGGACTAAAGATTCTACATATCTTGCGACCGAGGACTATGCCTATGGTAAAAGTGCTGCTATGGGTCAAATCTTTTCATTGGCTGAATTTGAAGGTAATATCAAACTAGCAGAAATTGCTCGTGGTCAGAAAATGCGACTTTATTCCGTCAATTCCAATAAGAAGTTCTTTTCTGGATATGGATTAAGTGATAAGATTGGTATGCGAGATGCGTTTGACATGTGGACTGAAAAGAAACCAGATTTGAGTACATTACCAATTATTGACAATGGGCATGGAGTTTCTCCCACGAGCGACATTATAGATGCATACTCATTATGTGAATGCTTGAGAATGGAACTAAAACTTCGTGCAGGACTTGTTCAATTGCATACTTTGGACAAGAAACAGATAGAAGTCTTTAATGTTTGCTCAAAAGAGACACCTCAGGGTCTATTAGTTGCTCCATTCATAGAGATGTAGTTCTTTCGCCAGTACTTAACGCTGCTGACACTATAATAAACTTATAGTATTTGGTATTGGATTTTAAAAATAAACGCTCAGGATGCAAGTCCTGGGCATTTTTTCATTAGTCTAAATGAAGAAAAGCTAAAAATTATAAATACATTATACAATAAAATGGAATTTTTATGAATATAAATGAAGCCAAACAAATTCTTGAAGATAATGACTATATTCTTAGTCTGTTATCAGATCTAGGTGTTTCTGTAAATAATGGTATTCAAGATATTGAGCAAACTACAGCATATAAGATTGACAAAAATAATCCGGTATGTCCTTGTTGTGGAAAAAAACTAAAACTAGTGAATAATAATATAGAAACTGATACATTCATTGGTGAAAGTACCTTAAATGAACAATGGGAAAATGATTATCTAAAAAATCAAGTTGCTGATGTTGCTTGGCAATTATATCAAGAAGAACTTGCTGATGTTCAGCCCGAACTAGATGAACAAGGAAATGTCTCTTCTGAATACTTATTAAGATTTGAATATACTAAACCTGCTATGAAAAAAGCAATTAAACGAGCATCAATAAAACTAGCAAATGATTTAAAAGAAGATGGTTTTAATATAAATCCTTGGTATTGTGAACAGGAAATATATGAAGCATTGAAAGACTATGCTAGAACAGGAGTTAGATAAATGAATCTAGAAGAATCTAAACAATTATTGGAAAAATCAGGCTATTTACTTGAATATTCAAACAATATAGAAAAATTATTAAATTTTCCAAAATTTTATGAAACAGTTTTGAAAGAAGCGATTGAAGACTATCTTCCACCAAAGATAGATTACACTATATTAAGAAAAATAATGTTAACTGAATCTAATTATATATTCAAATTGTATATGGAAGATGAATCTGAATATTATATAGTGAATTATATCGTAGATGTGTATAACGAATTTTAAAAAGATATAAATATAATATAAAATTTTTCCATGGAGATAATAAAAATGCAAAATAAATTATTTGAATCATATATTAAATCTGCATCTCGCTACTTGACTGAAGATGATGAAGAACTTGAAGACGTAGTGGATGTTGACGATACTGAAACTGTTGAAGATACCGATGCTGATACAGAAACTGGTGCTAATGAAGAAGTTCTTGAACTTGACCTCGCAAATCCAGTATGTCCATCTTGTGGTGCTTCATTGGTCATTACTGATGAAGAACCTATTGACACTGAAGATGAAGACCTTGGGCTTGAAGATGATGAAGCTGATGCTATTCAACTTCTTCAGGGTCTTGGTTACATTGTCTATAAGCCAACTGAACCAACTGAAGAAGACGAAAACGATACTATTGATGATGATGCAGCAATAGACGATGAAACCTTTGACGATGTTGATGACGATTTCACAGAAGACGAAGATTTCTAATATAAACTTACAAAATTTAATTTAAACAGTGTCTGAAATATGACACTGTTTTTATATTCATAAATACATTATGAAGGATTTTAACGAATACATAGTAAGTTTATTGAATGAAGCTGAAAATTTTGATGATTTATTCATTATCAGTAAAAACAATGATAATAAGACAATTAAACTAAAAAAAGATGATACTGAAGATATTGGAGAATGGATTAACAATTTCCATAAAGAAAAAGGAAATTATGTATATAAATCTGATAGTGGAACATATACACCAGATAAAACATTAATAAATCTTGTTAAATCATTGAAAAAGCAACAAAATGATTTTGATGATGATGACAAGCAAACTTTGAAAACAATAGATGTAGATAAATTTAATAAATTAGGTCAAACTATTGGATATAGAAGTGCGTTGGCTATTGCTGTAAATGGCGATAATTTCCAGCAAGTGGCTAAAGATGTAATGAAAGATATGGATGATTATTCCATTAAACAATTACAAGATGTACCAGAATTCTTTTCATTTGCAGCAGCGGTTAAAACATTAAATGATATAAAGAAGAGAGAATCTAAAGATAAATCAAAAATAAAAGAAATAGATAGTACATTGTCAGATTTGAGTGCTGAAGCAACTAGAGACATGGCATTGAATGATGTTAAAGAAAAATATAAAGATGATTGGGAAAAGAATTATAAACTATATGAAAATAATTTCAATGCTGGCCTAAAAGAAATTCGTGAAAAAATGGCGAAATCGGATTTTGACTGGAAAGATCCTGCTACTGGTTTACCTCCAAAAGGATTAAAAGGAAAAACTACTCAATTTTTAAGTAAACAAGTAGCCAAAATTGGTGAATTGGGAGAAAAACTTGCTAGTAAAATTCCAGCACAACATACACTAGAGAACGAAATGGCTAGATTGGCTTGTTTTGGTGTTAAAGCATTGACTAAAGGAGTTGGTGCTATTGCTAGTCTAATCCGTAGTGCTAATGATTGGAATAATTTTAGAAAACAAGCAAAGACTAAGAAATATAGTGATGTAGAAAAGAAAATTAAACTATTCAAAAAAGAATTTGATGAATATATGAAATCCAAGAAAAACCCTGAAAAGAAAGAATCTTTGTTCTTTATGGGTAAACTTATTACTGAAGCCGAAAACACTGATGATAAACGAAATGATATTTTGACTAAATTAAATACACTAATGAGTGATGAAGTATTTAAGTATTACTACTATAAGGTTAGTAATATTGTTAGCTGCGTTACTAATAAAGAAAATATGTTCCTATTCAAAAAAGAAGAAAATGGATGGAATACATTTAATACAGGTTCTGGTAATTTAACTGTAATTGAAGACAATAGAAATTTAATGTTAAAACTATTGAAATCGGTTGATACTGACCTAGAACCAGCATTCAATGAATTTAAAGATGAATCATTACAAAACTGTGCAAGGTCTATTCCACCTGAAATCACATTTGAAATGAAATACTACAATGGAATAAATGACTGGATTAGAAACCTTGAAACAGATCCTGGATTGGATAACATACTTGAAATTTATAGCAGTTATGTAATATATCCAAAAGCATCATTGGTTAGAAGAAAATATGGTGATTTACCAAAAATCATATCTGAAGCAATATCAAAATTGAATAAAGGAACTAAGATTGCTGTAATGAAGGATATGGCATTAAAATTTAAGAATGATAAATTGGATGTAAAAGTTCCAGGAATTATTGGTGAAAAATCAGAAGAAAAATCTGATATGTCTGAAGAACAATTTAATGCTATGATGGATTGTCTTGTATTAAATGATGAAAAAAATGCAGCCAATGGTGTTAAATATGAATATGAAGAAATGAAAGGTAATGTTTCTGGTGACTTGAAAAATGCTAGAAGTCATGAATTTATGAGTAAATTAATAAATGCTTATAAAGAGCATAATGATTGGTATAAGAACTGGTGCGATAAAAATAAAGAAAATAAATCTGGCATTATTTCTTATATGAATAAAATATTTGAAATAGAAGACAAAAATGATAATAAAGAAATACCAGCTGATATTAAGAATAAAGTTGCTGAAGAAGGTAAAATGTTAGCATATTCTGGTGATACTACTGAAAATAAAAATACTGCTGAACAAATAGATACTCTAAAAGAAAAAAATGATGAATTGAATAAAGTATTTGAGGAATGGCTATCTAAACCTGAAAATAAGACTACAAAAGAAACTTATGATACAATGGCAAATGATATGAAAGATATAATAAATCAGTTATTACCATCTATCTGGATTAAGAAACAGATAACTGATACTATTAAAGGTGATTTAAAAGATAACTATTGGTATCCATACAGAATATTAAATCTATTGACCGAGAAAAAACAGCGTAATATTCAAAAAGCCATGAAGGCTAATCAAGCATTTTTGAAAAATGCAAAACAAGAACAAAATGCTGAAAATGCTGAACAAAAAGAAGATTCTAAACCAGCGGAACAATCTGAACAGCCAAGAGAAGAAAATGACAATTTTGGTAAGATTAAAGATGCCATTGGTAAAATACTAGACGAAGATGTAGAAGAAATCTATAAATCAAAAACAACAGGTGATTTTAAATCTTTATATACTAAATGGGTAAATGGCATTAAGACTGTATATGACGAAATAATGAAAATCAAACACGAAGAAACTATCAATAATCTAAAGACCTATGATGGTAAAGATCCATATCTAGTAGCATCTGCTTGTAATCAAGCCATTAAAGATTTGATTGAATGGTCTAAGGAAAATAGTAAAAAATCTGAAGAAAATTCTAACGAAAAACAAGAAAATGCTGAAGAAAAACCGGCTGAAGAACCAAAATCGTAAAATTCATAAATATATTATATGAATAAGTATCACGATAATTACATTGATGTTTTTCCGGACACTCATTGGCATAGAATATATCCTAATGATACGGAAGCCGCAGCCATACCAACACCTGGACATGGTTGTTGCGATTCTGGTCATGAAGATGAATGTTATTGTGTGACTGAAACGGATGTAAACTTATGGAATCAAGTATCTTCCATATCTAGTTTAAGTGGTATTGATTGGGATGCTTTATCTAGTGTATCTAGTCTAGAAACATCTGCAGAAGCCTGGAATAGGAATTTTAATACCGTTCACCAGAATTCTGCTACTTGGAATTTGATAGGTACATATAGTGGAATAGAAGACCTTAGTGGATATTGGCAGAGTGCATCAAATACAGTTTCTACTCATTCTGGTAGATGGGAAGATGCATATACAGCAATATCCGAATTACCAGATATAGTTAGTAGTCTATCTAGTCTATCTAGCATTGTAAATAGTCAGATAAAACTATATTTTGACAAGACATTATCTGGTGATGGCAAACAGAATACTCCTTATGGTGTGATATATTATAAGCAGTATACTGAATTGGTTAATTCGTTAAATTCAGATATGAGTAATCTGTATAAAGACGATATTAACACAAGTTCAAAGGTACAGAACTGGATTTCATTGGATTCTACAAGTGATGTAAATGGTATAAACCCATACATTAAATCATTATTTAGTGCTGTAGCCGTTAAAGACAATGACCAGGATAAAACTTTAATTAAACATGGTGATTTGATTGAATGGTTAATTAAGAATGGTGTTAGAAAGGGTGATTGGCCTGGATATGGTGGTGGTACTGGTATTGATGTTGATTCAGCGACATTCTTGATAAGTATAAAACCCGAAGTCATGACAAATATTGAACATGGCGAAGAAGCTTATCAAAATATGGAAAAATATATAGAAATAGCGAGACCAACAGCAAAATCAGAACTAACTGCATATACTGCTGCAAATACCTTATATTATTGTGGGGTATAATATAAAATGGAAGAATATTTAATACAATTAGCTGAAAATGGTGGTCCTATTGGTATATTGGCTGCCGCATTAGTATATCTTATAATTTTCATTCAACGAAAAAATACATCGGAAAAAAGAGATACAGATAGAGTAAAACTAGAACAAGAAATTAAAGATTTAAATGATGAAATAAATAAAAAGGAAACCGAAATTATACTATTGCAAAAAGACATAGACTTACTAAAAGAAGAAAATATTGGTATCAAACAAGATATCAAAGAAATTAAAACTACATTACAGTCTATGGCCTTGGCTCTTGAACGCATAGCATCTAAATATGATGATAAGGATTAACAATTATGCTTAGAAAATATTTGAAAGAATCAACAGAATTTTATAATAAAGAGGATAATCCACTTTACTATTTGTTCATTATACCAAAATTGGTTAAGAATGAACCTGAAGTAGTAAAACAAGACGAAGTTCTCAAAAATCTTCTTCAGTTCGTGGATGAAACTATGAAAGGAATAAATACAAAAATATTGGAAAAAAACAATAGTCCTATATCATACATGAACTTATTTCAGACCGATTCTGCTAAGAAAGCTATGGCTGAATACATTGAACAATATCTAAAACAGTTTGAATTGGATATTGCAAATGAAGAAAAAGATTTCATGAGTGCTTATAAGGTACATAAAGCATTTGAAACATTAAGAAATAGTGATAATTACAAAGTGTATATCAAAAATCTATAAATCTGAAAATATTATAAATACAATATAGAATGATTTTTGGAGATTATTATGAAAAATCGTGAAGACATTACATTTGAACAATGGAAAAAAGCCAACCTTCTAGAAGGTTTTCTTGATGGCGAAGAAGAAAAACCTGCATCTTCCGAAGATGTTGCTGCTGAAGAAGAAACTAAAGAAACTTCTTCAGATGATTCTGCTCCGATTGAAGAACCAAAATCAGACGATGCTTCATCTGAAGAGAATTCTGATGCTGCACCTATTGATGATGCTGGTAGTTCCGAAGATACTGATATATCTGACGAAACACAAGAGACTGAACAAGACGATGGCTTAGATGATGATTTTGAAGGCGAAAAATCCGAAGATACTGGTGTTGCCGATGGTGGAGATCCTGAGGTTTCAGAATTGAAAGATGCTATTGCCACATTGACACAGCAAATTCAAGCACTTACTGACCAAATGATTAAATCAAATGGTGGTGAAACTGCTGAAGAAGGAGGTGAAACCGGTGGAGAAGAAGGTGAAGAAACAACCGAAGAACAACCAGAAGAAGCCCCCGCAGAAGAAGGTGGTGAAGAAAGTAGCGAAGAATCTAGTGAAGGTTCTAGTGGAGAAACTTCTGAGGAATCTAGTGAAGAATCAAATGAAGAAAGTTCGGAAGAAAGTAGTGATGAATCCGCACCAACTGACGAAACCAAATCTGAAGCATATAATCACTATGTAAAGAAAGGAAAAATCCTTAGCGAAAGTAGTGGTTCTATCATTTCTATCTTGAATGAAGGCCGTTTTGATAAACTAGAAGATTCTATTATGGCTGTTGTTAAAGCTAAAATTCGTCAGAGAATTGAAAAAGAAAAAACTAGAATTAAAACTGAAGCATTCAATAAGAAATTTGGCGAAAAGTAATTTAACTATCAAAAATCATTTTATAAAGTGGACAAGAAAAGGTCCACTTTTTCTGCTATAAATAATTTATGAACTGTTTAGAGGTATTAGTGATATGAACCAAAGTTTTCAAAAATTAAATGATACATTCAATATGGATGGAGCTGATGTGGATTTAGACGATGATTTAAATACATCTGAAGAAAAAACAGAAACAGATGATTATAAAAATCAAAAATATAAGTTAAGTTCACATGACTACTTAATTGTAGAACTGCAAGACCAAATTGAAAGAATTAGAAGTGTTGCTGAAGAAATGCGACAATGCTGTAAAGTTGGAGCACCTCCTCGTCTCTTTGAAGTGTATGCAAACATGGAAGAAAAAATATCAAATAATTTAATGAAAATTAAAGAATTAGAAGAAACTGAAACTGATTATCAAGTTACCGAAACTAAAGAACAAATGGCTATGAAAAATTTAGAATTGAAAGAAAAGAATGCATTACTAAGATTACAGAAATCTACGGGTAAAAGTAATCAAACATATATACAAAACAATGTTAGCAACAATTACACTATGACATCTAAAGAATTATTAGATAAGACAATAGATGCTACAAACAATGAACAGAATGTTATAACATGTATTGAAGATTTACCTAAATTTGATTTGGATTAAATAATGGCATTAAAATATTCAGTTTATTATAGAATACAACAAAGAGATATTTATTTCAATAGGTTCTTTGAAAAGTACTCAAAATCTTTTAGTCCTGAATTAAAAGAAGCAACAAGAGAAAAATATGAAGAACTATTGGAAATTATTGTTAAGTATATTCTAGATGAAAATAGGTCTGACTTGAATATATTATTGACTAAACAAAATGCTAAAGTAGCACGAGTATTTTTTGATTTTCTTACTGTTTCTAATATCAAAAACAAGAAGAAAAATGAAATTATAGAACGAATAGATGAAATCTTTATAGAGGAAAACATTATGAAACATTTTAGAGATTTTCTTGCTGAAAAAATGAAAGAAATCAACCTCATTGATGATTTAGAAAAACCTGAAAGAATTAAACTTAATGAGGCTGATGATGATCCGTTTGCTGACGAAGGAGGTGGAGATGATGGTGGAGACGCTGGCGGTGACCCATTTGCTGATGATGCTGGCGGAGATGATGGTCCTGGTGGTGGAGAAGGTGGTGGCGATACTGGTGAAATCCCAGAAGAGGACGCCGAAAAAACGGAAGCTGAAAAGAAGGCTGAAGAACTAGACCTAGAAGGACATGAGGATGACCCTGACTTCACACAAGGTGTAACGGATAAGGACGATGTGACTTTGACAGATACTCCAAGTGGTACTTGCATTTACGATGTTGATGGCATTATGAAATCAATTTCAGCCGTAATTCAGTCAACAAGCGATAATGATTTGGCAGAAATCATAATGGTTAAAAAGGCTGTTGAACTTATATTCAATGGTAAAATTCTTAAACCCGAAGATGTACAATTCACCAACCCACAGAATGCTGCTTTCTTGATTAAGAAAATTGGCGAAAATGTTGACGAAAAAACTAGAAACTATATGATGCTAAAAATTAAAGAACCACTCATTAAACAAAGAGACCAACAGAAACTAGATATTGCTGCATTGAAGAAAGATGTTAATGCTGCTAGAGATACTATATCTGACTTGGATAAAGCATAATTGTAAACTTTTTTTAATTTTTCTGTTAAGATAATACTAATTATTTTATATTTGTTTAATAAAAATTTTGAGGTGAATAAATGTTAAACGCTAATACATTGCAAATGGATGGAAAGAATCTAGTTCTTATATATGTTGGTGATAACTCAGGATGTTCCCATGTTCGCTTAAGATATAATAGTGTATGGTATGCCGGACATGAACATTATGGTTTTACTCCTGTAATTTTACCATTTCCGACTTATGACCCACAATATCTTGCAAGAGCAAAAGCTATCGTAATTCAAAGACCAGTTTCTCCAGCACATATTGAAATAATGAAACGATATAAGGCATTACAACCAAAATTTGGTTATAAACTCGTTTCTGAATTTGATGACCAGGTATGGGAAATTGACGGCCAAGGAATTCCTGAATATAATACTGCATCACTACATTTTGACATTAAAGGAACTACAAGTGTTGCTGAACAAACATTTCCAATGTTTGATGAATTGGTTGTTTCTACTGAATATTTGAAAGTAAAATTATTAGAAAGATTCCCAAATGTTAAGAAAGTGACAGTGATTAAGAATGTTGTTCCTAGATATTTGTGGAGCTATCCTAGAAAAGATAATATCAAGGAAGATCTAGTGAAGCCAACTGTCTTGTATAGTGGTTCACCTTGCCATTATCGTAATCCTGTTCCTGCTAGACAGCCAAGTCCTGAAGAGCCTAATGGTTTTCCTGGTATTACTCCATTAAAGGGTGATATGAACAATGCTTGGTGTGACTGGGTAATCAAGAATGTAAAAGAAGACAAAATCAATTTCATTGTTATGGGTGCACTTCCTTGGTTCTGGGAATCTATTAGAGACAAAATCAAGTTCATACCTTGGGCAGATTCTCAGACATATCCCAGACTTGTCCAGCAGGAACGCGCAGATTTCCAGATTGCCCCATTGGTGGATAATGTATTCAACAAGTGTAAGAGTGCCTTGAGGCACACAGAATCGTGCGCTGCTGGCACTATATTGCTTGGTACGGTATTCCGTTCTGATAAATGGTCTCCATACGAAGAAATTAATCCAAAATGTAAAGTCTATGACGATGCAACAGTAGAAGACATTGATAAAATATTCTTTGAATTATGCAAGAAAGATAATTACAATGAAGTTCTAAATTGGCAATATAATTTCTTAAATCAGAATGGTTGCTGGCTTGAATCAAATGACCATTTGCAGAAATGGCTATGCATGATTGATAGCGGTAATGATACATTCATTTAATTTAAAGAAATATAACTTAATAAAAAGCGGGACCGAAATCCCGCTTTTTTGAGACAACAACAAACAAAAATTATTCTTCAACATTGTAATGTACACTATGATCCGTTACCCATTCATCCCAGTTATCCATAAAAAAATTATCTTCACACAGATTGATGTGGTAGAACACGCGGGAATCATTATTGATACATTCATCACGGTTAATAGAGAAAGTTCTAAAAAGAAATCTACGAAAATCATCATTGGCCTTTTCAATGCTGTCAATGAAATAGACCACCGGTGTAGACTTGTCAGATTTTTCCAGCATAAGAGCAACTTCATCAATATCGCTCTGAGTGCAGTCAATATACACAAGAGGCTGGTTCCACAGATCCTTTGCGAAACCCTTAAACATTTCTGTAACACCAATACCATGTTTGGTTGAGCGAATGAATGTTCCAGCATAAACAACCGGGGTGAGACGCAATACCTTTTCAATTTGTTCTTTCTTCATTGTTTTTTACCTCTTTATTGTTGTTTCTAAGTTTAAATATAGAAACTTATCAATAAATTGTCAATATATTAACTATAAACTTATGTAAAATTTCATTTACTTAAAGTCATTTTCAAAACTAGCCTTTCGCTGGTCAACGATCTTTTGCTTATATAGTGGTATTTCTTTCTTTATTTTGTTTTCTACCACTATTGGATTATATACCACAAATCTCTGACCATCCACATTAGTTTTGAAAAATATTTTAACAAAATCATTTGACCAGGTTGACTCTAGAAAATCAATCGCAAAATCAGCAACAAATACTTTTGAAGCATATAGGAGTTCATGAGTACCCATATTTGGCTCTAAACAATATTTACTACACAATTCTTTAAACTGGCTTAAAGTCATTCTGTGAAATCATGTTTCATTTGATTCGCTCTATATTCAGATAGCATACGTTTATATCTTTTTAAAGCTAATTCAATGAAATCTTCCATATCTTCAATGTTTCTGACATCAGTAATTATATAACAACCATCATCTGTAGTGAATTCTCCATCATCTGTTACTTGTGTGCCGATTGTTATACAAATTGTTCCAGTATATCTTCTTTTGCATATATAATGTTTAGCATCACGTTTAAGTGTATAATATATGTCTTTATCAACGTCTTTTCTAAAAAAGCCGTATTTTTCACAAGTTTTACAAAATGTATCTATATCTATATCCATAATTTTAAATATAGTAATTTTTCGCATTATTACTTGTAAATTAAAATTTACATAAATATAATATATTTGGAGGTTTTTAACAATGAATTTAAGCGAAGCAAAGTCTATTCTACATAAAAATGGTTTAATGCTAGTTGATAGTGCATTAAATGAAAGTGGTCATGGTGATAATTATTATACTGGTCTTTTATATAAGAATGGTGAATATGCTGAAATTATTTCATCTGCAATAGGACAGATTACTGATGGTATTGGTGAAGGAAGTGATAGAACAGCTGGTATTTTTAGATATTATTTTAGAGATTTGGTTGATGGTGTAGATACTTCCGATGAAAATGGTGAATTAGTTATTAATTGTCCAGCTTATTGTTTAAGACTACTAATGAATTGCATCTGGAGAGTTGCTTCCATTGAAAGAGAAGATAATGGAAGTAAGGATAGAGATATATATTATGACTATCTAGATGGTGATTGGAAAGATATCTGTAAACTTAATGCTGCAATTAAGAAAATTATTGATAATGGCTTCAATACTAAACCAATGACTGAAGAACAAAAACAAGATAGACTTAATAAAATAGAAATTGCTAAACAAAAAGCTGAAGAAAAACAAAGACAAGAAGCCGAAGCTAAAAAGAAGGTTGAAGATGAACAAAAACAAAAAGAATTAGCTGCTAAGAATGAAAAAATAAAAATAATTGAAACATATCCAACTGATGCAAAAGATAAACAGCGTGCTAGAGATGCATTACGCAGATCATCCAATTTGTTTATAAATTATTATAAATTATTGGCTCAACAATTAAATAAAATAACTGATGCTGCTAAATGGAAGCGTAGAATTGCTGCATTCTATCAATTAGCAAAAGACCAAACTTGGAGAGATCAAGAATCTACTTGTGAATATTATATGAATAGAATGATTAACAGATTTTAATACTAAAATACATATTTAACCAAAATGGCTCTCAATGTGGAGCCATTTTTTTCATAAATATATTATGAATTTTGAAAAGTATTTAAATGAAGCCTTAAAAGTAAAGTATGTGGTTCGTGATAAGAAAAGAGTGAAGAAATATAAGACCACTCGTCCTGGGAAATATCGTGTAGAATACGATGAAAATCGGACATCCAAAGGAAGTTAGAATTACGGCAGCAGAAAAAAGACACCGTAAGATTGGTCAAAGAAAAGGTAAAATTAAACGTGCAGCCAAAATGAATTTAATTAAAATGAAACAGAAAAAATCATTTGTTGCTCGTAAAAATATGGGTCTACAATATAATAAAAAATTACCTGATATTAACAACAATAGAAAACCATATAAACCAGTTCAAAAGAAACCTGATGAAGATAAATTGTTATCGCCTAAATTTGAAGGTTTCTGTGGTGGTTTTCAAGAATATCTACAAGAACATTTATTATTAGAATGGCCTGAAGGAATTATCTGGAGCGATAATACTAAAGGTATTGATGTTGGTTGGGACTTTTGTAGTGAAGCTACCCCGGAAGATGGTGAATGGTTAAGACAGTTGGTTGACCTGTATAAATATGGATACATGGATACTTTACGAAGTGATAGAAATACACCCGCAAATATTGATGGTTTTATTTCTAATCCGCATATAGATTTTACTGATGCTCAGATTGCTGATATTACAGACAACTTATGTTTTGACTGGGGTTTTCTTGGTGCTGCACACAATGATTTGAAACTAATTAAAGACCCTAAATTACTAGATGATTTACAGCAATATGTTCCAGAAAAACTCTGGAATAAGATTATTCATTTTAATGAAAAATAGTTAGTGAGGTTATTATTATGGCTATTTCTTTTTCATTCATTAATCCCTTTAGCACACGTTTTCTGCAGGTAGAACCTGAACATTCACAACAAAGACAAGCTGATGCTGCGCTAAATTCATATGGTAAGTCCGAAGATCCTAGAAACTGGAAAAACTATGTTTATGGATATGGCAATTATGCAGATCCAATAGACCCTTATGATTCAAATGGTATAATGTTTGAAATGGTCTTTGCCAATAAGAGACAAAGAATTTCATATTATAGAAATTTACGGACTTTATCCATTCGTTAAAAAATGTATGACAATGATGGCTGATGAAGCCTGTTGTGAAAATGCCGATGGTGAAGTTGCTACATTTGACATTGACAAAGCTTGGAAGTCAAAATTCACCGAATCTGAACTTATGACATTGAGAGACGAATTTAACTATGTAATCAACTGTGTCATTGGTAAAGACAAAATGTGGTATTATTATTATACCTGGCTAATTGATGCTGAATTATTCCTTGAAATCTGTTTAAATTCTGATGGTGATAGAGTTGCTGGCTTGAAACAATTACCTCCATACTGCACAATGTGCATGTATGATGATGGTGTCTTAAAAGGTTTTGTTGAAGATACAAAATTATTAGACCCAGATTTGAAGTCTGGTGAAACAAAAACATTCACAACCAATCAAGTAGCATATTCTAATTATGGTTTCTGGGGCAACAATAGAAATGATGTTCGTGGTCACTTGGAACCTGCAATTAGACCGATTAACCAATTAAGAGCCATTGAAGATGCATTGACTGTATATCGTATTACAAGAGCACCTGAAAAGAGAATTTTCAAGATTTATACTGGTAAGATGCCAGTAAACCGTGTTCCTGAATATATGCAAGAACTTCGTGCCAAATATCGTAAACAGTTGACTATTGACCCAGTAACTGGTATGATTAACTCTAGCAACAATGTTCAAGCATTTGTTGAAGATTTCTGGTTATCAATAGATTCTGATGGTCAAGGTTCTACTATTGAGAACTTTAAAGGTTCTACTGAATTTAATGGTCAATTGGACGATGTTAAGATGTTCCGTGAACAGGTTGCTGATGCCTTAATGATTCCTTCTAGTAGATGGCAAAACGCAGAAGGTGGTGGTACACCATATACACAGGGTGTTGAAAGCCTTACATTAGAAGAAGCATCATTCCAGAAAATGAATAGAAGACTTAGACATAAATTCTGTGAAATCATTTACCAGATATTCCTAGTTCATCTACAAGTTCGTGGATATGATAGCAAATATCTTGATAAACAAATCTATAAGATTGACCTAATTCCTGCTACTGACTTTGAAAGAATGAGAGACTTATCTATGGCAGAAAAACGTGGTGGTGTAATTGGTGCTTTCTCTCAATTCCTACCAAATCTAAACAATGTAAAACCTGGTGCAGAAGAAGCACCTCCACTATTCTCCCGTCAATTCTTTATGGAAGACATTCTTGGTATGACCTCTGAACAACGTCTTCGTAATGATAAACTTATTGAAGAAGAATCATCTGCATTACTTGCTGCTGCTGAGGCTGCTAAGGAAGAAGGTGGCGAAACTGATGATGAAGGTGGTGATGATTTAGGCTTCTAGAAAAGTATAAATACAATAAATGCAAACAACATTTATAAATGGAGATAAATAACATGTTATTAAGAGAAGCAAAAAATATCCTTAGTCGTTGTGGTTATACTGTTCTTACTGAAAAATCCAAATATGATGGCATTAAGAATAGTACACCCGATGTTGAAGAACTCATTTCTAAATTAAAAACATCTAAAATTCAAGCTGATTTGGATAAGGCTGAAGCTTTGGAAGAAAAGCTCAAGAATCTTACCGAAGACAATCTTGAAGAAATGCAGAAAATCAAGAAATGGAAGGCTGAATGGTCTGCCAAGGAAAAGACAATGGCTGGTGTACTAGATGATTCTGCCAAGTTCCTTGGTGATGCATTGGATGCTGATGGTACATTATTCTTCAAGGTTTCTGGTAAAGAAAATAAGGCTGGTATTCTTCTTGAAAAAGTTGTAACTGTAACTAGTCAGGAAGATGTTGAAGCCATGATGCTTAAGGTTATGCAGAAACCCGACGTTGTTTCTGATGCTAGTGATTTGGCTGCAGAAATGGCTAATGATTTCAAGAACCTTCTACAAAGCTACTACAAGAGAGCTCTTGATGCTGGCTGGGTTAAACTTGGTGATGTAAAGACCTCATGGAAGGCTACTTACTATGACCAGGATGATGATGGCAAAATGTCTAAATTCATTGGTAAGAAAGCTCAGGAAGCTGATAGAGCTGAATGGGTAGAAAAATCCAAAGATGCACTTAGAAGAAAGAAGATGGGCGAAAGCTATCGTATGAACGAAGGTGTTTTCGGCGATATCTGGGCAAAGATTAAATCATTTGGTTCTTGGCTATATGATTCTATCTTTGGCGAATTTAAACAAGTTCGTAAGGAAACTCGTAGTGCACTTAAGAATTACTCAATATTCCTCGATGCTATCATTGATGCATGTGAATTGAAACTTGCTGAAGTTGAAGAATAATATAAACTTTTAGATAATTTAATTGAAGTGGTTATTATGTAACCACTTCTTTTTTATAAATACTATATAGAGGTAAATATGAATTTACAAGATTATTTTAAGAATGAAATGCAAAAAACTAAACCATTGAATGAAAATACAGCCGAAGCCGGTGATGTTTCTGTATTTGATGGTTCTCAATGGATGGGTCCTCATCATCATAAGTATATCATTTGGGATAATTTGACTGGTTATGGTTATACATCTGATGTTATCATAGATAATCCAGACCATAAGAATGATTTGGCATGTGTTGCTGACCATATACATTTGATTGTTAATTGGGAAGTATTACCACTTGGTGATGGTCATACACATAAACTTGAAAAACCAACTCAGGTTGCTCCTGATACTGATATTGCTATTCACCCAGTTCCGGTGGATATTGTTAGTGATGAAACAAAATAAATTTTAACTTCCGCCGATGAATTCGGACACGTTTCATACTGGTGGTTCTTAATTGAACCACCTTTTTTGCAGAAATTATAAATACAATATAGAAATGTGATTACCTAATAAGTTTAGGAGATAAAATATGAGTTTAACAAACAATATGTCGGTTTTTACAACTTCAATCAAAAACAACAAAGATCTGGCGAAAAACTGGTTATTCTCTGTTATTTTTGAATATGAAAGTGGTTCAGCCTTATCTAGGGTTATTGGAACAGATGATTTCATGCTTAGAGCCAAAACTGCCAGTTTGCCACAAAAAGAATTTACCCAGTTAGAAACACATTATATGGGTTCAAAAATCGTATATCCAGGTAAAGCAACTGTAGCAGGAACATTCTCTGTAACATTTGATGAGTTCCAAGACCTTTATATTTCTAAAGCATTACATAGATGGCAAGACCTATTATTCAATCAAGGTTTCCAGAATGATATTGATGCTAAAGGAATTACTGGTGGTGCTAGTTCTAACTATATGAAAGATTATAGTGCTACTGTTCGTGTAGTATTATATGATTCACAATTAAAATCTAAACTTCCTATTGAATATAAGTTCTATTATGTTTGGCCTCAAAACGTTGCACAAACTACACTTTCACAAGAAGGTTCGGAAAAGATTACTCGTGAATGTACATTCCAATATAGCACATACGAAGTAATTGCTACTGGTGAATCTGTTTAATTAAATTTACATTTTTATAAGTATAAACCGTGGTTTTGCCACGGTTTTTCTCAGTTTTGAAAAATATGGATTTCAGAAAGTATAAATAAATAGTGATTTAAAACCACAAATGTTCATTAAAAAATTGGAGGATTCCTATTATGGATAAAATTCTTGAAAAACTTGCCGGTACTCTTTCCGCTGAAGATCTCCAAGAGATTAAAGAATCTTTTGAAGCAGAAGTTGACGAAAGAGTTAAGAGTAAGCTTGCTGAAGAAACTGAATCCTTGTCCAAGAAAGCTGATGAATTTTGTCAAAAGAAAATCAAAGAAGCTGTAGAAAAGAAAACAGCGGAATTGGAAGACCTTGCTAATAAGTATTGTGAAGAGAGATGTTCCAAAATTGCAATGAAGGAACAAGAAAAACTCAATGCACAATGCAAGAAGTTGGAAGAGGCCGCTGAACAGTACATCTATGAATATTTTGACGAAAAGTTCACAGAAAAGTATGGTCAAGAACTTCAGGCTCTTGAAGAAAAGGTTATTACCGGATTAGACAAGTACCTAGAATATAACATCTCCGAGAAGATTAATGACAAACTCATAACAAAGACTGCTCTATCTGAAACATACGCTCCAATTATTGAAGGTATTCAACATCTATTTGAAGACCAGTATGTTCCAATGGATTTGACTGGTTCAAAGAAACTTCGTGAAGCTAAGGCTGAAAATGCTGAACTTCAGAAATCTCTAAAGAAACAGTTAGCAGAAAATATGCGTTTGATTGATCTTGTTGAAGATTCAAATAAGAAGGCAACTATTGCTGAAAAGACTACTGGACTTGATGCTGCACAGCGTGCAAGAGTTCAAAAATTCTTTGAAAGCAAGTCATTGTCTGAAACCAAAAAAGATATTGATGACTATGTTGAAATGATTTCTGAACAAACAACTATGATGAGAACAAATCATAGAAATTTGTTTGAAAAGAAAACTCGTCCCGTTTCTCGTGCCACTAAAACTGAAAAAGCACTTGAAAGAGATGACATGCTCACTGAAAAATACAAGAAACAAACCAGTCCTACTAGCACATTCATGACTAATGCTGCTAGATTTATGGATGAAGATTAAACCATAAACTTACGGATTTTGAAAAACTTAAAAGTTAAAAAGTATAAATACAATATAAACAAAAACTCATTTAATAGGAGATAATAAAATGAATACAGTTAAGAAGGCATTGATGGAACGTTGGACTACACAAGCTCCTGCAGTTCTATCTGTTGCAAATATTCAAGATAAATATATCCGCGAAAATATGGCAAAACTCATGGAAAACCAGAAATTCCAGGATGTTGGCAATGCATTGAATGAAGACTTCGGTATGGGTGTTGGTGCTCCACTTGGTGCTGACCAGGGTATCCCTCATGGTGGCGATTCCAAGGCTGTATTTGCCCCAATTTCCTTAGCACTCGTTCGCCGTGTATTCCCACAGCTTTTCGCTAACGTATTAGTTGGTGTTCAGCCACTTTCTGGTCCTGTTGGCCTTGCTTTCGCTCTTCGTTACATCTATAAGGATGCTGGAGATCCAAACAAGCTCGTTGAAGCTGCATGGAAGGCTGTTCCAGAATATTCTGGCTTCTCTGGTTCTACTGCTAATACCAGTGGCGAACCTGATGCCGGTACTGGTGTAGATACCCAGTCCGCTGAAGCCTGGAAGATTACTGGTGACTACGATGAAATCCAAACACACAATGATTTCAGCACCGGTCTTCGTGGTAAAATTCCTGAGCTTGGTTTGATGTTCTCTCGTCAGTCCATCGTTGCTAAGACTCGTAAGCTCGCCGCTAGCTTCTCTCTTGAATCTGCTGAAGATATTAAGAGAATGCAGGGTGTTGAAATGATGACCGAAATGGTTAACGTTCTTCAGTATGAAATGACTGCAGAAATTGACCGTGAAACAATCGCTCGTTGTAAGTCTCTCTGTAAGCCCGTCTTCTGTAAGGCTGGTGATACAACCGATGTAAACAACGGTTTCGTTGGACGTTGGTCTCAGGAAAGATATTCTCGTATTGTTGGTCTAATTATGAAGACTGCTAACGATATTGCTACTGCTACTCGTAGAAGTGCTGCTAATATCGCTGTAGTTTCTCCTGATATGGCATCTGTTCTTCAACAGGCTGCTCCATTCTTTAACAAGGTTACCCATGATGTAAATGGTTCTACCGCTACACCTGAAATTGGTACAATTAACGGCGCTATCAAGGTATTCCGTGATAACTATGCTGTTAACTATGCTGGTCAGGATAATGGCGAAGTTCTTCTTGCATACAAGGGAACTGGTGTTTCTGACTGTGGTGTTGTGTTCTGTCCTTATGTAACAGGTGTTGTAAACCAGGCAATTGATCCTAACGACTTCTCACCTCGTGTTGGTGTTATGTCTCGTTATGCATTTGCTAACAACATGCTTGGCGCTGATAACTACTATCGCTTACTCAAGTTTGAAACCGCTAAGATTTGGGCTGATGCATCTGGCGACAACTACACATTCTAATTTTAACCACTTAAGGGTGGTTATGATTTGATAACCACCCTTTTTATTTAACAAACAAAATTTCAATTGGAGATAATAAAATGAAGAATCCTACATGTAATGGAAATGATTTGTACCAAACTGGTAATGATTACCCACAGACTCCAATCTCTGCCTACTTTGACGAGAAGTCTTATCACGATGGTATTTACACCGAAGTTAATCCTGCTGTTAATAAGTTGGCTGGTACCGAATCCGTTGATGGATTTGATGACACCTTCTTTAACCTCAAGGATAAGGCTGGTTTGAACAAGAGAGTATTTGATGTCCTCCCACAGAGTGCTTGGGCTGAACCCGAAGTTAGTGGAACAGGTGCAATATTCTCCGATGACTATGCTACTGGCGTAGTTGAAGAAAATGTTTAATCCAGTAAGTTAAACAATTAACGAAAAACCAAGGTTCTGCCTTGGTTTTTCTATTTGTGAAATCTTGTTTATAAATACCATATAAAATTCTATTGTGAGGTGAATATGCAATCAAGAAAAATTGAAGAAAATGTTGTTGAAAATGGTGGTGATTTGGCTACAATCACCAAAACAGTGATGCAGCAAAATATTAAAAATCAAATACCACTTAATAAAAGTCTCTTACCTAGTAAAGGATTGCTTTATAAAAATGATATAACCGTAAAGAAGCTTACCACGCTAGACATTAAGAACTTGTCCACTGTCACATCAGATAACATTGATGGTGTAATGAATGGTATCTTGGCAAGAAATGTCTCAGGCGTGCAAGTAAACGATATTCTCGTTGGTGATAAGATATGGTTCATATTCTATTTAAGAAGTATTACTTATAATGATTATCCATTTGATATAAAGTATGACTGTGAAAACTGTAATAATAAAGGCATTTTCAAAATGCGATTTGCTGATTTGAAAGTAACATATCTACCTGAAGACTTTGAATATGAATATAAAATGAATAATGGTGATGTTATCACTATCGGTTTTCCCACAGTTGGTAATGAAATTGAATGTAATTTGATATTGAAAGAACCTGAAAAATATAGTGTTACTCCTATTGATGAGTCATTACTCAATATATCAAATTACATTAAGGCTATTAATGGTTCTGTTCAAAGTCCAATGAATGCTTATAGATACATTGAAGATCTAGATGCATTGTCATTCACAAATTTCGCTAACTATATGGCAGATGTTAGCTTTGGTGTTAAACCATATATTGAAATCAAGTGTGAATGTGGTAATACCGTAACCGTTCCATTGGTATTCTCAGCTGAATACTTTATGCCTAAGATCAAATGATAAAGACTGTCACAATGCTTTAGCAGAGTATTTTTCTTGGCATAAATATATAAAGGTTAAAGGATTTATAAATGACAAACAATAAAAATTATACGAAAGTTACTTATCAAGATTTACTAGAAGATTTTACTGCTAGATTACAAAATGATGATAGATTTAAAAATCTATCGTCTGCTAGCATCTATTATCTTTTTATGGAAATGTTAGCCAGTACATTTGACATGACTAACTTCTATATGCAGAGAACTGCAGAAGAAGGATTTATAGATACAGCTAGACTAGATAGTAGTGTTATCAAGCATGGTAAAAATCTTGGCTATAATCCAATTCGTAATACACCAGCACAAGCTGAAATTCAAATTGTCATTAAAGGTCCTTTACCACAATCCATTCAACCTGGTGCTGTAATATATTTTTCACAAGAAGAAACGGACTTGGTTTTTGATAATAATAAGTTTATATTGAATACAGACTATTCATATACATTAACACAAGAAGATATTACTAATGGTCAAAGTGCAACTTGGTCAAAAACTTTAACATATTCTACACCAGTTGACACAATGAAATACTATATCATTCAGGATGTTAAAGTATATAACAATGCATCATTAGAGCCAATTAAAATTTTCCAAGGTGAAGTTAAGACTCATGTAATTCGTGGTGTTTCTAATTTCACAAAACTTGGTCAATCATACCAGTTCTATGACATTGATGATGTTAAATTCAGTAATTGGTATGGTCGCAGAGACCCTTATGCTTGGTATAAAGATACCTATTATAAGACTAATTCCTGGACTAAAGTTGGTATTGGTAAAACACAAGAAGAAGCATTATCAGATAATAACTTATTTGATATTGAAGACTGTTCAATTTATCTAAATGAAAGACTAATCTATGGTGATAAAGATGATAATACTACTTTACAAATATGTTCATTAACTACCAATAGTGATAAAACGGTTAGATTAAAATTTGGTGATGGTGATTCAACTGTATGTGGTCTTATTTCAAAAGATGATAACATATATGTACAATATCTTGATTGCGAAGGTGCTAAGGCTAATAGACTTGGTAGTAAGACTGCTGAAATTAAAGCCAACAATAAATTCTATGCTACATATTCAGGTGGTGTACTAGACATTACAAACAATATCAAGTTCGTATTGAATACGGATATTATGGGTGGTGTAGATTTTGAAAGTCAACAATCTATTAAGAATAATGCACCATTGTATTTTGCAAGCAATAATAGACTTGTTTCTAAACGCGATTTCATATCTTACTTTAAAGGTTTATCTACACCATTGAATGTAAAGAACGCTATTGCTTGGAGCCAAGATGAAATTGAAGCATTTGATAAAGGAAACCATATAACATACAAATATATACAGAATTATATCTGCTATTGTATAGTTTCAACATTATATAACACAAATGGCACTGTTTATTATCCATTGAATGTTTTGACTGATGATTCAACCAATACAACAGGAACATTCTCAATATATGGAACTACTAAAAACTATCTAAATCACTTATCAGACTATGTAAAAATGTTGTATAGTTTCAATTCATTCTTATCTACACAGTATCAAGAAAATCCATCTGCACAATGGTTGAAGAATATTAAAGTCATTAGAGATAATGCTGAGCCAAAGATGATTATTGGTAGTAAGATATTCTCATTACCACCAATAGTTCAGTATTACGATGTTGTAGGAACTGTGACTGTAAATTCACTATCCAAAATGCAAGAATATAAGCGTGATGTTGAAAATAAGATTTATAAATGGTTAGAAGAAAATTGTAATTTCAATAAAAAGATTTATAAGTCTGATATTATAAAATTCTTCAATGAAAGAGAAGAAACTAAAGCCGTAAATCTAGATATTCGTGTATCTGACATCATTAAGAGTAATCATGTAAAATATAACTTTAGACTTTCCTATGGTTCTTTTAAGGATTATTATTATATGACTTCTACTGATGGTATTATTGAAGAACAAAAAATTAAACAAGAAACACAGAATTATGATTATAACACTATTAAAATTCCTAAAACGGATACTGATGGCAATAAACTATCTGTATCTATGTTTGAAAACAAAATGATAACTACTTATATTGATGGTGTTTCTGGTCTTGGTGATAATAGGGTTAAACATGCAAAATTATCATTTAATCCATCAGATGTATTTGAAACTGATACAAGCATAATATTCGTAATTAATGGTATGTCAACGGTTGAGGATCTTACTGTAAAAAAGATAATGACCTCTGATAATGCTTGCTTACATATTGAAGTAGCGGCTAAAGATGATTTTGCTTCATTATCCAATTTCCCACCATCTTATAATTCTTATGGTCTTGATGTAGAAAGAATTAAAGCACTTCAAGAAAGAATAAAAAAATGGCTTAGAGGTTCCAACAGAATTGAAGAAACTAATGAAAGACCTATACCGTTGCCATATGATATAATTATTAGTAATGATTATACAGGTGAAAATTCCGATGTTCTAACTAGATCTGAAACATATCATAGACGAGGCGTAATTCAGAATAACTTGGAACAGCAATTAACTGAAAGATCATTCTGGCAATATTTTATTCCTAGTCTTATGAATGAATTTTATAGTGATATATCTTTTGATGATATTGAAATAACTAATTCTGCATGGACAGATGTAGATTCGTTGATTTATGACTTATATACTGCATTAAAAGTAGTATTTGCTGATAGTGTTCTTGACGATAATAATAATATTGTAAACTATTCTATGGATTCAGAAATACCTGTTGTTAGATTGAATATTACTTATAAGTATGGGCATTAATATATGGAATTATCAAATTTAAAATATTTAGAAAATGGCTGGGTTTTATCGGGTGAAATTGTATCTGAACAAACCATAGATGTAAGCACAGTCCATATTAAGATATATGATGCTCTAGAACATTATGAACCAGACTTTGATAGAATTTATACTTATAACTTAGACTATCAAAAACCATTTATTGAAGTAATAGGAAATACACAAGATGCTTATTATCGTGGGAGTGGTAATGACCATCTAGCTTATTATGGATTTCAATATAGTATTGTTGACAAAAAAATATTATTTAAAATAGCCGCAAGAGGACTTAGTTCTAATAATTTATCTGGTTATTATGATAAGGTAAAAGAAACTAATTCAAACAAAGTTGGTTTCAATATAGCAATTATGTCAGTAAGTTTTAATGATGAAAATGAACAAACATTCAAATTATTCATATCACCTAAATTTAAATCTAGTAAACCATTTAGATATTATGACCAAGATACTTATGATAAACAATTAAATAATTCTGCTACAATTACTTGTCCTATTTGTAATGGAACTGGTGAATTATATGATGATATAACTTGTCCTGCTTGTGGTGGAAATGCTTATGTATTTGATAGAATAGATTTTAACTATGGAAGTGAAATACCTATAAACGGATTACATGTCAATAACCATAATAAAGACTGTTCTGCAACATATACTAGAAAATGGAATGCTGAACATAATAGATATGAATTTACTTCCGAAACAAATACAGATTGCTGGAAAACACCGAAATATGGTGTTATTGTATCAGCATATTTTCCTACTTATGTCTGTGAAAAAGGTCTAGCAGCTGAATTATTACCTACAATTTCAAGTACATTAACTAATGATTTGAATAACAATAATAATCTAGCATATGAACAAATTGCAGAAGTTTCTGCCACAATAACAGCAGTAAAATCAACTTATAATGGTAGTATTGAAGAACTTTATAAAGTATACTTATATAAACAAGACATAGAGATTACAAATGATACTGCACAAAAAATTCGTAATAATGTGGTTAGATTTGGAGTAAAGACTAATAATGATTAATGTTGCTGAACATGAAAAGAATATTACAGGACAAAGTTTTGTTCAAGATATCAATACTTATAATAAGAATAAGTATCAAATAAGATTTTCAAATTTTCCTAATTTTACAGGAAAAGATGTTGATATGAATATCTTCAATTTATATCTTGAAACATTTACTATTCCAGATATCTCTATTTCTATGCTAAAAACACTATATATGCACGAAGTTCAAAATCACCCAGGTACTACAGGTGCTCGTGACTTACAAACTATTACATTGACATTCCAGTGTGATGAAAATATGAAGAACTGGTATGCATTTTATTCTTGGCTATGGTTTATGAAACATGGCATGACTTGTGGAAAGAAAAGTCTAGATGGTGAAGAACTTGTTAGAATGGACTGTATAGATGTAATAGAAATTTTACATTGTAATAACAATGGTGAAATAATATCAAAGATGAAATTTGAACACTGTATATTAAGTAATATATCTAGTATGGAATTGAATTGTCAGACCTCTGAAATTGGTAAATTTACAGTCACTATGGAAGTCCAAACAATAGATATGGATTTGATGACAGACGAAGAATAATATGAAATTAACTTATAAATGCAAAATATGTGATGAAGAAGTTTTGACAAATACGGGTCTTGCTTCCCATATTTCAAATACGCATAAGTTAAAAATTGAAGAATACTATGATAGATTCATCAGAAAAGACCCTGAAGGTAAATGTTTAGTCTGTGGAAAACCAACAACATTCATAGATTTAAGACGCAGCTATCATAGATTTTGTTCAAAACAATGTTCAAATAAGTATTGTGCAGAACATGCTGTAAAATGTGAACAAGTATGTAAAGTATGTAATTTTACTATATCTGGTGGCTCAAGAAGAATTCTTTCAATAAATTTCTATCACCATATAAAATCACATGGTTTTAAATCTATTCAAGAATATTATGATAAATTCTTAAAGAAACCTGAAGAAGGCAAATGTGCTGTATGTGGAAAACCAACGACATTTGAAAATATGTTCAATGGTTATAGAAAGTATTGTTTAGGTTTTTGTTCTGCAAATAAAGTTAAAGCGGAAGAATACGATAAAGAACATCAGTTTAAGCAAGAAAAACAACAAACAAAAGAAACACATGAGACTGAACTACGAAACTATATTCAAGAATTGAAAGATAGAGCACATGAATTTGACTGGGATGGTGAACGTAATACTTGGGCGGGTGGAACAAGACCAAAATACATCAATACAAAAGACGATTTGATTACTGATAATTCAATATCATTCATAGATGGTCAGGAATACTCAGCAAATGGCCAGTGTATCACGGAACATTATCAAGACAATACAACCATCAATGAAAATAAAGAAGACGCTGATGAATACTTCTGTCAATTCTGGCTATAAATATATTAGAGGTTTTATAAATGGCTGAATCTATAAATGAAGCTTTAAGACTGAAAATGGATGATGCGAAAATAGCAGTCGCACAAAGCCAGTTGCAGATAATGAAAGAATTTAAAGCTAATGTTGAAACTCAGTTAGATTCTGGATTTACTGAAGTCATTAAAAGTAATAACCAAAAATTTGAATTTAAAGACCTACAAAAGAATGTAGGAAATATATTTAAGTCAAATGCAAAAACATTCACTAAAGCAACAAGTAGCTTTGGTAGCAAAATAGCATCAATTCCAGGTAAAATTGGTACTGCATTTTCAAAATTCAATCCATTAAAAGGAATTACAAATTTATTCTCATCTGGATTTGATAAGATAAAAGAAGGGTTCTCAAAATTAAATCCATTTAGCAAAATTGGTTCAGGTATCAAAAAAACTAAAGACAAAATAAAGAAGGTGGTAGGTCGAGATACAGAAACATTGAAAGCAAAATATTATGAAAACTGGTGGAGTCCTGAAAAAGTAGCAATTAGACAACAAAAAGCATTACAGAAATTCTGGAAAAAACAATTAAAGAAAGAAGAGAAAAAAGCACGAAAAGAAGGAAGACCATCCATTACAGATCCAGCAATTACAACAGGTCAATTATTAGGAACAATAGCAAAAGCAGTAACAAAAATTGCTAAAGCAATCGCGTTCTTCTTTAATGGTCCTGGTCTTGGTATTGCATTGGCTATTGGTTTAACACCACCTGTATTATTGATATGTGCTGCATTATTAGGTGTTGCATATTTAATCTGTGATACATTGAAAACCATAATACCTCCAATAATAGATATATTTAAAGGTTTCGTTGACTGGATAATGAATGTATTTGCTGAACCAGTTACAAGAGGTCTAAATTCTATTGCTGGTGCAATAGAAGCTGTATTTGGTATATACACTAAAATATACAATATTGTTGGTTCAATATTGGATAAGATTCTATCATTCTTAGATAGTCCAATTTCAACAATTACTGAAGGTGTATCTTCGGCCGTTAATGGAATTACATCAGCGGTATCTGATTTATTTACTGATGATGGTAAAGTACATGAAGGTCAAGACTTAAATACTATGTTCTTTAGAATGTATCAAGAATGGACTACTGATTTTTTGACACCAATGCGTGATGGCATTGTAAAAATGACTGAAGATGGTTCAAATACAACTGATTTAACTAAATTCTATGATTTGTTGAATGCAGGTTTTGTTGCTCCATTATTCAATCGTTATAAAACATTTGATGCAAAAGCATTTGAATTCTTTGAACAGTCTAGTCATAGAATGTTGGCAGATAGAATTGCTATGAGAAGACAAGAAGGTTTTTCAAGAGTAATGGATTCAATGAGTAATGTTGCTAGTAATATTAAAGATGGTTTCAAGAATGGATGGAATATATTAAAAGCTAAATTTACAGGCGAAACTAATAAAATGCCAGAAACTGAACTTACTGTTGAAAATAATTTCCAGATGCTTACAAAATCATTTGATGAAATGAGAACAGATAGTTTAAAGATATTGTCTGAAATAAATGAAAGTATCATTGAAATATCAAAACACAGAATACAGCTTGGTAATGTAAATACACCTGAATATGTCACTACAGATTCAAAACTACAACCTGTAAATGTTGTAGTAAACAATGACGATGATTCTAGAAAAGAAATCGTTAATCTATTGAAGAAAATGGGTGAAGGCGTTTCTCATATAGTTCATAATACAGCCATTACAGATAGTGGTGTACGAAAAGAAACAGCTACACTTTGGACACTTGAAGGATAATTATGGGATTAAATATAATTAAATCATACAATTTTAATTCTATGAACTCTACCTATATGGGAATAGGTAATGGTTTCGTCATTAAAATTTACCATAATGATTTTTACAATACAAATTTTAGTAAATATTGGCCTAAAACAAATATTGAGTCTTTTAAAGCCGTAAACAATGAAAATCTATCATTAAGTTTTACTAACGAATGGGAAGATGCTGGTGGTGCTAAACTCGGTAAAAAAGTAACATCATTCATAAATGGTAAGTTAGTTAAAGCTTTTGCTGGAATGGATGAAAAAAAAGGATATCAGCCAATGATAATGACTGATGCATGGACTCAACAAAAAATGAAAGGTACTCAACCACTTTCAATAGACTTATCATTTAAAGCATATAATAATAATAGTATTGCAGGTACAAATTATCGTGATATTATAAAGTTTCTTACTTGTATATGCTCACCAATGAAACCCATTATATTAGGAAATGATACAATGGATGTAATAAAACGTGCGGCGGGCGGAGTAATCAATACTGGTGGTGCTATAATGTCCGCTGTTAGAAATGTTGGTTCTACTATTTCACAAAGTAGAGATAATAACGATAGTTATGTAAATACTGTTGCTCACGGTGTAGATGAAGTAGTCAATCAAGCAGATTCATTGCATAAAACAGTTACACAAAATGCGGTCTTGGGAAGAAACAATGGTAATTTTACAGTTGAACTATTATTTGGTAATGATAATGGAACTAAGATATTCGCCAATGAACAAAATAATTTTGTTGTTGAAGGTGTAAAAAATACATCTATGGGAAGAGTTGACTGGATTATTAAATCATTCTCATATACACCATCAGTTCAATTTGACTGGGATGATGAAAATAAATTACCAATTCCATTATGGTGTGATTTTAAGATATCTCTAGAAACTAGATGTAGTCTATCTAATAAGTATGTTTATGATTTATTAAATAATAATCCAATTAACCTACAATATAAAGATGTGACTTAATTAGGTCGCATTCTATTTCTCATATAATCCATTTGTTCTTGTACAGTCATTTCATTCCACGGTTTTTTCTGTGGTGATTCAGGTTCTCTATTATATGCTTCCAATGACAATGGATTTAGTTCATATCGTTCAGGATTAGTATCTTGTGTTGTATAAGTTGCATCTGAACCAGCAACATTTTGATTTGCCGGTGAATATACAGATGTATCATGTATTTCACCAGACACAGGTTCAGCTGGTTTTGGTTGTGTGTCAGTAAATATATCTTTATTGAATACATTTGTACCAACATTTTTATCGAGATAATAACACCAAGTATGTGAATTTGGTAATTGGTCTAATTGACAATTAATTGTAAAATCAACATATATTGGTTCATTAGTAGAAAAATTTATTTCTTTAGATATATTCATTGACCAGTTAGAAACATACACGATTAATGGTCTTTGAAATATACCTGGCATAAGTCTCAATTTCCATAATTTAGCACCATAGAAATTTTTATTGTTGGCCGGACCTTCTACACGTCTATAATCATCTCTAGAATATACCATTATAGATGTTTCATTAAGAACATCTGATACAGATTGTCCTAATGCATCAATTGTACTTTCAGCATTGCTTACATTATTTGATAATGTTTCTCGAGCATTACTTAATAAATCCATTGTTTTATCAAGACCTAATGCTACGCTGTTTACAGCATTATTTCCCATTGCATTTATACTTACTTTAGAAGCAATACTTGGCTGAGCAAATAATGACAATACATTTTTAATAGTATCCCAAGTGGAAAATTGTTTAGTACCTATTGTTTGGTTCGTATATACTCTAAATTCTAGATTGAATGATGTCTGTGAGACATTTGCATATACTCTATCAGACCCTTCATCTACAGAATTCCAAGAACGGTCATATCCTGCATAGGCATTTAACATTTCCATTACATCGGAACACATGAAACCTTTAACTATATCTGTTAATGCTGCAGCAGGACCACTTTCCCAAGTAGTTGACATTGAAAATGTTGGTAATTGTTTTAATATACCAGCAATTTTAACCATTCCATTTTTATTTTTATCACTTTTACATGATGAGTCATAAGTCCATAATTCAAAGAAGTTATTTCCATATTCTCTTAATATAGATTCTTCTATGGAGGGAGCATCGCCTAAATCTGGATTTTTTACTGCCGGTGCTCGCTTACCTTGTATATTATAAGCTGCTACTCTACTATTCTCTTCAATAATTGTAGCCGCTTCAGCTTGAGAGAAATCTTGCAACTTTGCTTTTTCATCTGCAGACAAATCACTGCCCTTTTCAATAGTTCTCATTGATTCATGTGTTTGATATTGTTTGGCTGCTGCCATAGCAGCAGTCTTATATCCTGCCGGATATAAACTTGCATTACCCATACTACGGGCTTGTTGCTGTTCAATTAGTGCTCTTGATTCTTTGGTATCATCTATATAATTTTTATGTGAAAAATCAGGCATAGTAATATATTTATACACGCGTTCATAAATATATTATGGCTTTGAATGTTGTACAATTTTATAAGATAAATCCTAAATTACCATTCCAATTTAAAACAAAATGGTATACTTCCCTTGTAGATGATGATGTGTTGACATATTGTGTAAAATCCATAAACTTACCAAAAATGGAAATTGAAAATAATGCTGGTTTTTCTTTTTTTGGAAATGCCATAAAGTCAATACCAACATATAATCCTGGAGCAAGAAAAATTGAAATAACATTTGAAGAAAATGATAATATGCTTGTATCAACATTCATTGATAAATTGGTTGATTCCAGTTTTTCAAGAAATCCATATTACATTACTATACAAATAACACAGTTTGATGAGCATTTTCAGCATAATACAACAAAAGGATATGTGTGCCATTTAAGTAGTTATGAAGAACCATCATTTAAACGTGATGGTCAGGCACAACCTGTTGATATAAGTGCTGTATTCATTGTTGATGCAGTAATACCAAATTTCATTGAAGCAAATGCTGTAAAAGGAACCATTATTAAAAATGGTTCACCAGCGTATAATACTAAAATGAAATCACTTATTGTTGATGAGCAAAATCAGAAATTTGAATTTGGTAACTTTAAATTTGGTAATGATGATAAACCAAAAACTAAGAAATACA